GCTAGATGCAATTAAATATGAAGATTAGGGGGATGATTTAGTGAGAAGTAACAAGGTGACAGCTTTAGAAAGAGTATACGATTATTTGGCTGATAATCCGAGTGCAACTAATAGGGACGTAGCGGATGATTTAGACATTAACTATGATGTGGTAAAGGCCTATATAAACAGGTTGAAGGTGAAAGGTTTGATAGAAGTTAAGTTTGAGGGAACAACTAGGGTATGTGAAATAGTTAAAGAATACCCAACATCTATACCAAGAAAACCGAAGACTTACAAGCAGGAAGTTTACTATGAATTAGTTGAGGGCTACAGACAAGATTTCAGGGAATGCATGACTTTTGATGAGAGGTTAAAAGTCGGGCGAGAGATAAGAATTATATTAGCAGATATGTAAAGGGGGTGATTAAATTGAGGGCAGAGGATTTAAATGATGAGGATTTGAGAGACTACTTAGATTACCAAGAGTATCTGAGGTCAGATGATTATCTTGGGTGGCAATACGAAGAAAGCGACGACTAATAAAATCAGTCAATCGCTTCAAACATTTAGTTAAGTTAATCATATTAATTATAGCACAGTGAAGGAGAGTAATACAATGATAAAAGTTGAAATTGATGTTAATGTAAGAGGTTTAGATTTTTTAAAAGATTTTATCGGGGCGGGTGTAGGTCCTGGGATATCAGAGGATAACGGACCTGTATGGACCACTAATGAAGTGCCAAAAGAGGAAATACCTCAACCACCAGTACAGCCAATAGTACAGCCAACAGTGCAACCACCAGTACAGCCTACTCAGACAGTTACTGCGCCAGTTAGTGAAGTGGCTTACACGTTTGACCAGCTAACTAAGGCAGCTATAGGACTAGTGCAGTCAGGTAAGATTAAGTCCACAGACTTAACGCCAGTGTTAGTTAATGGGTTTGGCGTAAATCAGATGAGCGACTTGAAGCCTGAGCAGTACAACGACTTTGCCGTTAAGCTAAAAGAACTTGGCGGGGTGATCTAATGCCAGAAGAACACGCAAAATTAAGTGCTAGTGGGTCTAGTAGATGGATAAACTGTCCTGGATCTATAGTGCTTGAAAGAAGTTTTGAGGAAAAAGAATCAGAATACGCAGAAGAAGGCAGACTGGCCCACTCAGTGGCAGAGTTAAAATTGACTAAGTACTTTAAAAAAGGGATAGGCCCTAAGAAGTTTAAGGCCCAGATGGACGAGTTTAAGAAGTCACCATATTGGAATAAATCAATGGATGATTATACAGATGACTACTTTGAATTCGTAAAAGAAAAGGCCTTATCTTATCCAGACAGGCCGTTTGTAGATGTAGAGTTAAGGGTGGACTACTCAAATGTAGCACCTGAAGGATTCGGCACCTGTGACTGTGTGATGTTACACGGTAATGAGTTATCTATTATAGATTTAAAGTATGGTACGGGTGTGAAAGTGGATGCCAAGGACAATTCACAACTAATGCTGTACGCGCTGGGTGTGTATAATATGTTTTCTGTAATCTATGATATTAAGACAATTCACTTGTCTATAGTGCAGCCTAGGTTGGGTCACTTTGATACACACACAATTGGGATAGATGAACTACTGGCCTTTGGTGAGAGGATAAAGCCGATAGCCCTGGAGGCGTTTAATGACTCAGATAAACTGGCTGTAGGCGATCATTGTGGTTTTTGTAAGGCTAAGTCAAAGTGTAGAACTAGAGCAGAAGCAATGTTTAAGCCTATAGAAGATCACATACTACCTATTATGGGGGACAGTCCAGGTAATCTACTAACTAGTGAAGAGATAGGGGAACTGCTAACCAAAATAGAGGGTGTGGCTGACTGGATTAAGAAGCTTGAGGCAGAAGCCTTAGCAGAGGCCCTAGCCGGCAATACGGTAACAGGATATAAGCTGGTTGAAGGTAAGAGTAATAGGAAGATTACTGATGAAGCCTTAGCAGTAAGTAAGCTAGTATCCGCGGGGTATGAAGAGCCACTACTGTATGAAAGAAAGTTACTATCTATGACTAACTTAGAAAAGCTAGTTGGTAAAAAGGACTTTGCGAGTATCTTAGATGGTGTGATAGAAAAGCCACCGGGCAAACCAACACTTGTTAAGACCAGCGATAAGAGAAAAGAATACGTCTTAAATGACGCAAAAAGTATGTTTAATAATTTAGATAAAGAAAAGGAGAATTAATTATGGCACAGCAGATAACAACAACAGAGGTAAGACTAAGCTACGTAAATGTATTCGTAGCAAAAGAGGACCAGAGCGGTAGATTAAAGTACGGGGTAACTTGTCTGTTACCTAAGACAGATGTAAATGGATATAACATGTTAATGCAGGCTATACAGGCAGAAGCACAGGCAGAGGCTAATGGTAAGTTAAAGGGCGTATCAATTCAGCACGTAAAACACCCAATCCATGATGGTGATGGGGTTACTCAAAATGGTACACCATTCGGTGACGAGTGCAAAGGCCACTGGGTGTTTACCGCATCTTGTAGTGAAGATAGACCACCTTCAGTGGTAGACCAGAGAGTGCAGCCAATATTAGATAAGTCACAGGTATATAGTGGGTGCTATGGTCATGTAGCCTTATCCATATATGCTTATGACAACCAGTCAAAAGGTATTGGATTCGGTCTTAATGGTCTTCAGAAGACAAGAGATGGTGAGGCACTAGGATTTAACTTTAATGCACAGGACGCATTTACGGCAGTAGCTATGCCGGCAGTAGATCCTATTACAGGACAGCCAGTATAATACATGAACTTAATAGAGGGGTTTTTACCCCTCTTTATTTTACCGATATAGGGGGTTAAAAATATGGAATTTGAAGTTTTTATAAATGCATTAAATGAGATAGTCGATAGGGCTAAAGAAAGAGATGTTGAAATAGACGAAGTTGATATCCTGGCAGACAACTACTATAACTGTATTCAGTTTTCATCAAAGGGGATTATCGTGGCTGACTTAGACCTTACTGAAAGTGGACCATATAACTTCTATGGAGTTTTGAGGGATTAGTTATGAAGCACTTAAGTATAGATATAGAAACCTATTCAGAGGTAGATATCACCAGTAGCGGGGCTTATAAATATGTAGAAGACCCAGCATTTGAGGTCCTTATGTTTGCCTACTCAATAGACTTTGGAGAGGTTCAAATAGTTAACCTAATGCAGGGTGAGGTCCTACCTGATGAAATAATTAAGGCTATGGCAGATGATGAAGTACTCAAGCATGCCTATAATGCTTCATTTGAGTATAATGCACTTTTGGCAGCCGGATATGATGTAGGTACTAGGTGTGGTTGGCGTTGTTCAATGTTTCATGCTATGTATCTAGGCTATCCTGGGGGACTGGCTAAAACAGGTAACGCAATCGGGCTGCCACAGGATAAGAAGAAAGATTCAGCAGGTAAGGCACTAATTAATTACTTCTCTAAGCCTTGTAAGCCAACTAAGGTTAATGGTGGTAGGCTTAGAAACCTACCCCACCACGATCTAGACAAGTGGGAGATGTTTAAGGACTACTGTAAGCAGGACGTTGTGGCCGAGATGGAGATATATAAGAGATTATCTATATTTCCAGTACCTGATATTGAACAGAGGTTATGGGAGTTATCAGACTCAATGAATGCCCTGGGTGTTAAGGTAGATGTAGATTTGGTAAATAGCGCACTGGCTATTGATGATGAATTGTCTGACAGACTCATTAAAAGGGCCAAGGAAGTAACTGGGATAGATAATCCTAAGTCAACTAGTCAAGTACTACATTGGCTACAGGAAAGGGTAGATGGGGTTGAAAACACCAACAAGGAAACAGTAGCAAGTCTTCTATCAAGAGATGATATACCTGGAGATGTTAGAGAATTTCTTAAGATTAGGCAAGAACTAGCCAAGGCCTCTATAAGCAAGTATAAGGCCATGGATGTATGCAAAGGCAGAGGTGATAGGGTAAGGGGACTGCTACAGGTGTATGGAGCTAACAGGACCGGTAGATGGGCAGGAAGATTAGTCCAGGTACAGAACTTACCTAGAAACTACTTAGACAATCTAGAGACCATTAGAGATGTTATTAAGACTAAGAATCTTGACTTACTACAGCTTGTATGTGGGAATGCTTCTGACACCCTATCACAGCTTATCAGAACGGCTTTTATACCAACTGAAGGTAATAAATTTGTAGTGGCTGACTACTCCGCTATAGAGGCTAGAGTGGTCGCCTGGCTAGCTGGTGAAGAGTGGGTCAATAAGGTATTTGCCACCCATGGAAAGATATACGAAGCTACAGCAAGTCAAATGTTTGGAGTACCTTTTGAACTGATTAAAAAGGGTAATCCAGAGTATGAGTTAAGGCAGCGTGGTAAGGTCGCTACACTTGCCCTGGGTTATCAGGGTGGTGTAGGTGCCCTAGTTGCTATGGGTGCTGATAAGATGGGCCTTAGTGAAGATGAAATGACTGAGATAGTTGATAAGTGGAGAGGGGCAAACCCTAACATAGTTAAGCTATGGCACGGTCTAAATAAGGCTTGTATAAAGGCCCTACAGACAGGAAAAGATCAAGAGATAAGAGGTCTTAGGATTAGGTATGAGTGTGAAGCTATATACGGCCAGTCATTTTTAACTATTCAGCTACCTAGTGGACGAAAGCTATTTTATCCAAAGCCATACATCAAGGATAATCAATTTGACAAGCCAGCAATTCACTTTTTTTCACAGAAAAACACCAAGTGGTATCCTGAAAGCACTTATGGGGGTAAGCTAACCGAAAACTGCGTACAGGCTATTGCCAGGGACTGCTTGGCAGACTTATTGATTAAATTAGATAGTAGACTTAAAGGTCATCCAGTAGTGATGCACATCCATGATGAGGTTGTGCTGGATGCCGGCCAAGATCTTACACTTGACGAAGTATGCGAGATAATGGCAGAACCGGTAGGATGGGCACCGGGATTAGTACTAAAAGGCGCTGGTTTTGAGTCAGAATTTTATATGAAGGATTAGGGGATTAAGCATGATAAGAAATGAATTAGAAGAACAGATTAAGAATAAAGCGGTGGCACCGTATACAGCAGGTGAAATGCCTGACATGGTCAACAGCCCGGCCCACTACAGGCTAGATGGCTTAGACATAGAGTCAAAGGATGTTCTAAAATCAGTCTTAGGTACTAAAGGGTATGTACACTGGGCTTGTGGCAATGCTATGAAATATATTTTTAGGTGGGAAAAGAAAAACGGCATTGAGGACCTGAAAAAAGCTAGGAAGAATCTTGATTTTGCGATCGAGACTTTGGAAAGTGTTGGTGAGTGATATGAGTTATTTAGATTATAGGAAGCTGCCCAAGAAGATATACTACACCGCAATAGTCGTGGTTATTTTATGCAGCACATTCTTAGCTGGGGCTTATGTAGGGAAGATGGTACAAGAGGAACAAGATAGGCTGTATGTCGGTAAAGTCATTGAAAAGGAACACGTTCCAGAAAAGATAGAAAATGGTGAGAGATACGACGAAACATATTACATAGTAGTTGAAGATAATCACGGGGACTATCTTAGGTATAGCGTATCGAAAGATGTTTATAAGCAAATTGATATAGGTGAGATGTATAGAAGAAAGTAGGTGGGTTGATGTCAATACATAAATATCCCTGGCTGGGTGAAGAAGTAGAACTGGTAAAAGAGAATATCGAACACCCACCCAGAATCGTGTATAAGAAATATGTTGAGAAATTTGGTAGCATAAGGTCATTTAGTGCAGTCAAGAGAAAGAGATTAGACCTTATAGATGAATTGGGTGGGGTGGATAAAGACTTAAAAGAAATTGGACCGGTCAGAAACACAGAGGCTAAGCCTAATAAGGTCATATCAAAATATGATATGGGTAGAATTCTCAAGGATGATTTAACAGAGAGGCGGAAGAGAAATGCCCAGCTAAAAGACTTCTCGGAGCTAGTCACGGGTAATAGATATAGGGTTAAGTTATCCGAGGGTCACAGCAGTGAACTTGATTTAACATTCGAGTATATGGATGACTACAACCTATATTTTAGGGCTGATAGTGGTTGCGTTGAGACTTTCCCAAGACATAGAAATTTAGTAGTAATATTTGATAAAAATTCAAATAAGTTGGTGTGTAAACCTTTAGTATTTGCACCCAATGATAAAGTTTAAGGAGTAGGATATGAAGTTATTGAAAATATATACAGAAGTACTAAAAGATATTTTAAGCGATAAGCCGTTGAAGGTGAAAATATACCCAAAAAGTGATTACCTAAAGGTGATTTGTGCACCATACACAGTGGTATACTGCGTACCTAAGGATTCTTTTCCGTTTGATTTAAATAGTAAAAGACTATCAGAGGGGGTATCAGAAACCGGTTCAATACTTCCAAATAATGTGGTGGTTGATTCCCAAAAGGCTACTATTGTAGGCTATGATATGCGAACTGTTGATGCCAAAGAATATTTAGTGGCGCTATTAAAGGTTAATCCTGATGATGAAAAAGAAAGACCTGTTATGGTTAACAAGGATCTGTTAAAGAATTTTGATAAAGATGCAGAATTGCGTATCGTAAATGAATATGACAGAATACACCCAGTAGGTGTATTTGAAAAGAACACTAGTGGTGACTACGCCCTTGCGGGATTAGTTTTACCTATAATGCGCTAAAATCTGAAGGGGGGGGGTAACCTTGTTTATAAATGATAGAAAAATAACCTTGTCGGTAGGGTCAAATAGGTACTCAAAAAACTGGCAAAGACAGACAATGAACTATTCTGACCTTGTTGACAAACTAAAGACCCCTACTAGATCACTTGAGAGTCTAGCCGATTATATGAAGATGAAAAAATCCCAGCAGGATGCATTAAAAGATGTTGGTGGTTTTGTCGGTGGTGTGTTAAAAGGTAACCAAAGACTTTCACATAATATCGAGTCCAGGGATCTAATTACCCTGGACTTTGATAATATCGCAAGTGGGATGACAGATGATGTTATCAAAAGGGTCCAGATATTAGGGTGTAACTATGTTATATATTCAACTAGAAAGCATGCTAGTTATAAGCCCAGGCTTAGGATAATCATTCCTACAGATAGGACAATTACAGTAGATGAGTATGAGCCTATAGCGAGAAAAGTGGCTGCCATGATAGGAATAGAGATGGCAGACCCGACAACATTCCAGGCATCTAGGCTTATGTATTGGCCGAGTTGTTCATCTGATAGCGAATACGTGTATAAGTATGAGGACAAACCATTTTTAAATGCAGACGGTATTCTTAGTCAGTATGCAGACTGGAAGGATGTTACTTGTTGGCCACAGGTCCCTGGGGTTGATATTAAGCAAAGGCACTTAGTAGATAAGCAACAGGATCCTACTACTAAAAAAGGTCTTGTAGGGGCTTTTTGTAGGACCTATGATATATTTTCAGCCATGGATAAGTTTATCCCCGGTGCTTATGAAGATACAGGAAAAGATGACAGGTATACCTATGCGGGTGGGTCAACATCAGGTGGTGCTGTTATATACCAAGATGGAATGTTCTTGTACTCCCACCACGCTACAGACCCATGTAGTGGTCAGCTAGTTAACGCCTGGGATCTTATAAGGCTGCATAAGTTCTCACATCTTGACGAAGAAGCGACTGAAGGTACACCAGTATCCAAAATGCCGTCTTACGTGGCTATGAAAGAGCTTGTTAGGGTAGATAAGGCAGTTATGTCTAAGCTTGATGAAGAACGCCAGGAAGAGGCCCAGGATTATTTCAGTGACCTAGGTCAAAGTAGAGTAGGTCAAATTGCCGTAAGTCAAGATGTAGCAGATAGTGTAGATCAAGTTAAAGAAATAGAAGATAGCAACTGGGTAGAGAAGCTAGAAAAAAATCCAAATACTGGAAAGAATGAAAAGTCAATAGCCAATATTGTGCTAATCCTATCTAATGACAGGAATTACAGGGGTAGGATATGGCTAGATGACTTTGCAGGTAGGCTAATGGTTACTCGTCCACTGCCATGGGATAGTAGCGATGGATCTAGGGAGTGGAATGACTCAGATGACGCCCAGTTGGCTTTAAGGCTGGAGAAAGAATACCAAATAACAGGCAAGGATAAGATAGAAACAGCAGTTAAGGTAGTAAGTGATAACAATAAAAGAAATGAAGTAAAAGACCTTATAGAGTCCTTTAAGTGGGATGGCGTACCAAGGATACCTACCCTGCTGCATGACTACTTAGGTGCTGAACAGTCCATATATGCAGCGGATATCATGAAGAAGTCATTGGCAGCTGCCGTTGCTAGGGCGTTTAGTGATAGCGGGGTTAAGTATGACTATATGGTAATTTTTACTGGTAAGCAGGGGATAGGTAAGTCTACCTTTTTGAGTAAGTTAGGCATGAACTGGTTTAGTGACAGCTTGTATAATTTTGAAGGTAAAGAGGCAGCGGAACTTATCCAAGGGACTCTGATTAATGAGGTAGGCGAGTTATCAGCCATGAATAAATCGGAGACAGAGGCCATCAAGCAGTTTTTATCAAAAACACATGACATCTATAGGGCTGCTTATGGAAGACATACATTTAAAAGACCTAGAAGATGTGTATTTTTTGGATCAACTAATGCAAGTGAGTTTCTAAAGGATGCCACGGGTAATAGGCGTTTTTGGCCGATAAAGGTTGGCGTAGAGCCTACAAGTAAGAATATATTTAAGGACCTAGACGAGGAAATAGACCAGATATGGGCGGAAGCTTATATTTACTATATATTAGGTGAGCCTCTATATCTAGAGGGCGAGAGTGAAGCTATATCCAAGAAGTTCCAGGAAGACTTTAGAGAGATTGACCCTTGGCAGACAGAGATAGAAGAGTTTCTAGCTATGAAGATACCCAGGGATTGGTACAGTCTTAATATCGGCCAGCAGAGGGCATACGTGCAAGGAAATCTAAAGACAGAAAGCCCGTTAATTGATAGGGACAGGGTGTGTGTTAAAGAGATTTGGCAGGTGTGTTTTGGCACTGATATGAAATATTGCACTAAAAGAGAGTCCAATAGAATATCATCAATATTGACCGGATTATCGGGGTGGCGAAAGATAAATTCTACTGCTAGATACGGAAATTTTGGTACTCAAAAAGGCTTTGAAAAAAGCAAAATTATAGAGTTAAAACGTATAAATTAAAGGGCATTTTTTGTAAACCATCTTTTAATTTTGTAAACCATCTTTGGTTTACAAAAAATCTAAGTGTAAACCATCTAAACTATAAAAAATATAGATGTTTTACAAGTTGGTTTACAACGCAAAGTAGTAATTTCAATAGATTTATTAATTTGTAAACCATGTAAACCATAAATACATATATAATACAAAAAATATATAATTATAGAAAAAATATGAATCTATAATATCTATACGCGCTATATTTAATAACTCTATACGCGTACGCGATATTTTGGTTTACATGGTTTACATCTAATTTTTAGGGAGATTCAGAGATGTTAGAAAGAGATGTTGAAAGACGATTAGTCAAAGAAATTAAAAACCTAGGGGGGTTATGTTATAAATTCGTATCTCCAGG